GCGGGGCCATAGAAATCTATAGTTCTCCACGCATACTGCCTGAGTATTGCCTCGTACTGTGTTATCAGTCTTGCCTCGGAATCTAGCAGACTGTGTACTGGTTTCAGGATTCCCTGGTATCTGTCTTCGGGTGAGCCCACATCATAGTCAATCGATGCAGCTGGCTGGATTTTTGTGTACGGGTTAAAGCCATATCCATGTTCGTATGGACCCCATACCCATTCTCCGTCTGCCATCCTTCCGCACCATTTCTCATCCCAGTATTCTAAGAAAGTCACAGTCTCAGAACTGGGTGTCATCGGTGTCCATTCAGGATAGAGTGTCTGTATATCGTGCGGACTTGACTCATAGAACTCGATGCACCATTTCATCCCTGCCCGTGAATCATCCCAGACTATATTCTTAGGATTAACCGCATCGATTATGAATGGGAACGATATATCTCTTTCATCGAGGTGATCTCGTAATGCTTCCTTGTATTCCTCTTCAGAATCGTAGGCATCTATCATCGGTGCGTCCGGCCACTTGTCACCGTCCCACCATGTCTTCATGAATCCTATTCCATACTGAATCGAGTGTTTAACAATCGTTCTCTTTGTATGTTCGGGTATATGCATCCATACGCCCTGTAGGAATGTCTGAATTTTCTCAGACCTGTTCTTTGCCCTGGGTGATGGAGCCGGAACAAATATAGCGGGGTTGTTCACATCAACGTGATCTGTTGCAACATTGACTATGGCGTGTGGGGTAGCGGGTCTGACGGGATCAATAGGCATATCGTCAGGAATAGGTACGTTGCGAGTACCAAAATAGTATTCGTCCTCTTCCTCACACTGTCCGTGAAACTGCTGGAAGTGTTTCTTGTACACATCAAAAACCTGGAGTACGTGTTCTTCTGTCGGCTTTGAAGCGTCGTGGACTATATCGCCAGGAACGAGTGGTTCGCCTGTATCAAAATTAACAAGTACCATTACAGATTAACTCCTGACTTATCCCATCGCTCTTCGACACGCTTCAATCTTCTTTCTTTCATAATCTTTTCACCCGGACTCATGCCCATCATACCGTATCCGGTATTCGTTTCTATCTGCGTCGGCATATATCTTCCACCAAATCCACGTCTTCTGTTCTGATAACCCTGTGGTTCGTTACATGCTGAAAGCGCAAGTGCAAGAGAGAACACTTCGTCATCATGTTCTCCTGCCGGTGCCTGTGCCTTGAACGCTCCACTCGACATCCTGATATGCTGAAAAGCCCTGAGTTGTCTCAGAAGAATTGGTATAGCTGGAAACTGTATTGTCTTGTGTTCCATAGCTACAGTCAGGGTGGCAAGTAGTTCTTCCCTGACATTCTTCTGAATCGATACTGGCTCAACGGGCATATTATACGCCATAAGGTCTTGAACCATAGCAAGTCCCATACCTGTTGCGTCAGCCATAATTCTTTGAAGACCCCACTCTTCGTTGAGAGCAACAATATGCTGCTGGACCTGTGCCCAGGACTGGCCGTCCCATAACCTGTGATACACAACCTTACGTTCATCGGCATCCATAATTATTAGAACTGTAAAGTCACGGGACACACCAAGGTCGAGTCCTGCAACGTAGTTCTTGCCAGGCAATGGTTCTTCTAGCAGATCACCACTAATACATTCTTCAATATTAGAAAAGAATCCTGATGACAGTGAGAATTCAGCAAGGTACATTCTTCGCCATGCTGCTTCCGGCATAACTTCTTTATCCGATTCAACCTCTTCAACATCATCCCCATTAAGTAATGGATTCTGGTAAACAGTGTAATGAAAATATCTGTGATTCTTATAAGCACCACGCTTGGCGGCTTCGCATCCACGCCTGAACCAGTGTTCTGGATATACCGATGGAATACCTTCATAGAAGGCTTTACCCATTCTTCCTGCCTGACGTAGGGTAGGGCGCAACTTTTCAGCGGCTGCGTTAGGTATATCCTGCGCCTCAGATACCCATAGAAAGTCGAGCCCGACTGTCTGCAAAGCCTGTGCGTTATCTGCCGACTTCATCTCTATGAGTCCCCATACCTCGTCTGAGATCCCGTTTAAGGTGATCGTCATATTGGCCTGGTTAGTTTCTCTTATCCAGTCGGGGTTAAGAAGCTGAAGCAGTTCGTTCCATGCCTGTCTTCCCTGTATGTATGAAGGTGCTACGACCCATGCATGGAATCCTGGTGGAACGAGTTGATACCTGTTTATGTGTTCAAGTGGACGAGATAATGATTCATAGTATGCAGCCTCAAGTTCACCAAGGGCACATCGGGACTTACCCCACCTTCGTGCGGCCTCGACCCACTTCTCTTTTGATTTGATAGAGTGTACTTCTACCTGTCCCTCATGCGGACTGTATCGAGTCCTCAGTAACGATGTCGTCATCTTCGTCCTCTAGATATCTTTTGTTTGTTCTTCTATCGGGTATAACGGCACCGGGTTTCATTTCATCTGATGTAACCGGTCTGATCTTAGGTTTTACCTTTCCTCTTCCCGCTCCCTTGGTTGGTCCTTCTTCATCAGGTAACGCCTGTATCTGCCTGATAACCGCAAGCCTTTTCTCTACTCCAAGTTCAGGGTCATTGAGCATCTGGACGAGATGCCACTTTGCGACCCGCTTAATCTCATTATTCGGTAGTTCATCCACCGCAACTGATTTCTGCCTGACCAGTTTTGCAGCTATGGCAAATCCCTCATTTTTACCAACCCACTTGGTAAGCCATGATTGTGATCTGCCTATGTAGGCAAGTGCACCAGGGTCTTTGCCATGAAACTGCCTCACCCATAGAAACGCTTTCATCTCTGATGAGAATGTTTCCCATCCTTCAATCTGCGAACCATAATCCTGTCTCTTGGCAGCCGACGCAATCGTCGATGCTATCAGACCAGGATGTATATCTGTTGCCTCTTTTCTGGGCATTATCTATTCATAAGTGGATTAAACATCGGATTCATAATTGCACCCGGTGGCCATTGTCCACCGTAATCTTGCATTATCTGTTGCATTCCCTGCGGGTTTATTTCATTGGGATTCCACTGTCTGTAGACACCTTCCCACCCAGTGGAGCCCGGTGCTCTTGGCACATTACCCGGTGGGTTTCCCATATCCCGACTTTGTTGAGGGACGAGGGGTGATGAATAGTAATCCCAGGGACTGCCAATCGTGCTCATATCATTAAACTGTGATGCGTTTGCCCACATGGGATTATTTTGATTTAATCCATAAGTAAACTGGGGTCTGATCATATTGCCCGAAAACCTTTGAGGAAACGGAGTTTGGGTTTGATTTAGAATTCCTGATTGCGCCAGACCGTATGCATATGGGTTCTGTTGTTGGGCAACCCAGTTCTGGCCAAAATTTTGAGGTATTGCTATTGGTGATGCCAATGGTCCCTGTGCAAAGAGGAGCGGATTTATACCCATTTCTTCTGGGGTGGGAACTGTTCTTTCAGACAATGGTTCTGTCATTCCAAGTTCCTGTGGGGTAGGGCGTGTACGGGAACCCAGTGGTGGCTGTGGTCTGCCCGCTTCCACATCTCTTACACCGGGCATATTCCCCGGTGCCATAGGTACACCCTGTGGAGTTCCTGTTGGTTGTGGCCTTGGTGGGGGGCGATTCCACATGCCCTGGACACCAGCTTCTGAGATATTTTGCGGAACCACTCGACCCCTAGTATCTCTTTCCCTGGTATCTCTTCCCTGTCTTCTTTCGTATTGTCCTTCTAAGGTCATATTATTTCCTTGCCCCTGTTGCATTGCTCGGAGTCTATTCCAATTTTGTGTCGCCTGTCTGTTTTTAGCCAGTATCTGGTTAATCTGTGCTGTATGTTGATCTGCCTGATTCTGACGAAGTGTATCTGTGAATTGCCTTCTTCCCTGTGCTGACTTCTCTGCCAACCTTGCGCCAACATTCTGTCCTGTCATTTCAGGATCCTCGAATTGCTCTTGTAACCTTTTGTTTCCAAGGTTCATTACCAGGGAACGGGGTGTAACCATCTAGGTTCTCCCTGCACCGAATACATTTCTTCCGGCACCTGTTCTAAGTAGTCCTCTTCTTTCCCTGTCCCATTCAGCCCCTTCAGTTTCTGCCTGTTGTTCTGCTTCCAGTCCCACCTGCTTTTGAATATCTATCGATGGAAGTTCCTGAAACTTGGGTGCTGCTATGGGTTGAGCGTAGTTATATTTATACTGAGCCTGTGATTCCATTTGTCTTTGTTGAGGCTTCCCCTCTTCGTCTAATAGATAAGGGTGATCCACAGCATATGTTTCACCGGGGTCATATCTGTAACTTGTCGTGGGATCAAACTGTGGCATGAAGGAGTGCAGATATTCTGGGAACGCCTGTCTCAACTGGTCGGGTGACATCCTTCCACCACCCCATGACTGCGCCATATACCTTAGAAGTTCGGGTGTGATTGATTGTCCTGCGT